TTGGGTACTATTTGTGCTCTCCCTTTGGTGGCAGGCGCATATAAGATGTACACTGCTTTTCAGAAGGTTGATTTGCAGAGCTCATGGGAGGAAGGATCTCGTCTGGAAGCGAAGGATGAGAAACCCAATCCGTGGTATCGTGACGATTACAAGGTGCCTGAATTTGACGTCGGTATGTTGACATCCTCTTGGAAGGCACTCTCTGAAGAGCAAGTCATGCAAAAGGTTCACAAAAATTGCGCCTATGCAGCAGCACGCTATCAGCGTGATGGTGAAGGTAAGATTCGGCCTATGCGACTTCTTTGCCTTGGAGGCAATCTATATGTGACGAACAACCACAACATTCCTGATCTACCTGAAATGCAGTTGGATATCCATCTGCGAGGAGTGGAACAGGGTGTTGGATCGTCTTTTGGGTTCCGCTTGGTCACTTCATCAGTGTACCGAGTACCTGAAGAAGATCTGGTATTCTTTCGCATTCCGTGTGTGCCCCCAAAAGCCAACATGATCGATTTGATTCCTGGAAAGAACTTCAAAACACAATGTAATGGAGTTCTGTTGGGACGAAATGATTTGGGACAGCCGGAACAGATGTTGCTTCGTGGATTGCGACGCGCTTCCAAGTCAACAGAACTGGGAGCATTTGAATCGTGGCTAGCCACAGTGCGACAAAACACCGTCACAGGACAGTGTGGATCACCTGTTCTTGGCTTCACGCCTTCTGGACCAATGATTTTGGGTCTGCATCAGACGGGCGGCTACAATTTGGCCGTCAGTTCTGTGTGCCTCACCAGGGAGACCGTGGAGCGTGCTATTGAGCATTTCAAGCGCCCTATCATTCAGGCTGGCACACCCAATCTGACAGATGTAGAAGGTAGACCCATTCCACTTCAACCACTTCACCACAAGAGTACCTTTCGGTATCTCGAAACGGGTGTGGCCGATGTCTATGGTACCCTTCCAGGCTTTCGTGGTGGCGGCAAGTCTAAGGTGACGAAGACTGCTATACACGATGCTTGTGTACAGAGAGGATATGAGGTTACTACCGCCGCCCCAGTCATGAAGGGTTATCAACCCTGGCGACACGCTGTCAAGGATGTTGTGGAGCAACAATTCACTATCGATCAGTCAGTGTTGGATGAGTGTGTTGGAGCTTTTGCGAAGGACATCATTGATTCCCTACTAGAGAAGGATTTGGCCGAGTTGGTCACATTGGACAATGAGTCCACTCTCAATGGTTTGCCTGGAGTCAAGTTCATCGACAAAATGAACCGCAAGACATCCATGGGATTTCCTTGGCGCAAGAAGAAGAGTCACTACCTGGAGTTGCTAGGTGAAGTGGATATGTGGCAGGATTATGCTGTCTTTGGTGAGGATTTCTACGCCCGTGTGGATGAGATCATCGCCAAATATGAGGATGGTGTGCGCCATTGCCCCATTTTCATCAACCACTTGAAGGACGAACCTCAGAAGAAGTCTAAAGTGAAAGAGGGAAAAACCCGCGTATTTTCTGGAGGACCCGCTGATTGGTCCTTCGTTGTGCGGAAGTACCTGTTGACATTTGTGCGTGTGGTGCAG